ATGATGGTGCCTGTGTTTTCTCAGTTCTTTCATAAGGTAATTTTAATTTGTCAAAGACTTTGGCAATACTTCGTGCTGCCCATATTTGACATTCTTCTCCTGTCTCTTTTGTTACTTCTGATAATAATTGTTTTTCTTGTTCACTTAACTGTTGTTTCAATTTATGAGCGGATTCGGTATCGACACGCACCCCTTTAAATCTCATATCAACTAAACATGGAAACAAATCTGTTTCTAAATTAAATATAGAATTTAAATCTTGGCTGTTTATTTCTTTTTGCATAACTTTCCATAAAGCTAGAGTAAGTTCTGCGTCTCGTTCTGCGTAATTACCTACGTATAATGCGGGTAATTTCCACATATCTGCTTTAGGGTCTACACCCCATTCTTGTGCTGCATTGTTTAATTCTGTTTCATTTTTACCTTGGCCAACAAAGTCCCACCCTAAACTATTAAGATCGTATCTATATCTGTTTTCATTTACTAATGACGCTGCAATCATTGTGTCATAGATTCTACCATTTACTTTAAATCCCATAGCTTTTATCCAACAAACATCATACATTGCATTGTGAAATATTTTATCTGCTGTTGACTCACAGATATCTTTAAACCATTTCATAACTAAATCTTTATCAAGATTACCACCACCTTCATGATCAAATGGAAAATAACCTGAGTAACCATCTGTAGCCACAGCTATGCCTACAACTTTACCTCTACCTACAACAGAACCTGTTCCTAATTTTTTTAAATCAGGATCATATGTTTCTAAGTCAATAGCTATTTCTTCAGCGTGACGTAAGTCTGGAAACTCTGTAGGTTTAACCCACTCTGTTTGTGCTTTAAATATCATTTTGTTTTTTCCATTCTTTATAACCTTCAGTCCAAGATTGTTTTTTTTCTGAATAATCTCGTTCTAAAATCATTTCTAAATAATGTATTGCCTTTTTAATATCCTCTTCCTTTCCTTTGGCAGAATGTCTGCATATATATTTTATAGCCGATGCCTCTGCAAAAAGCAACCTGTTCTTGTTTATAAACTCACTTGGCTGCACGACCATGTTTCGGTAGTGGCTTCCGCCAATTTGTTTTTTGTACACACTCATATTTTATACTCCTTCTTTTTGTTTTTACATTTTATTAAATACAAATTATCTATGGTTCGTGTAATACCCACGTACCAGACTCTTTGTTCCTCATCATATTTTTCTTTCGATCTTTTTAATCCTTTCAAAGTGTTTTCTGTTTGGTTTAAATACAATACTACATTAGTTGCCTCTCCACCTTTTGCTCCATGTATTGTAGATATTTTTATTCTAGGTGGTTTTGATAGATCTTCTCCATTAACAAACATAGATTTTACATAATCAATTTGATGAAATGGAACTTTAGCAAAAGCTTCATACCAAGGTTTGTCAAACTCTGGTTTCTTGTCATCTAACCTTTCTATAACTTTTTGCTCTAAAATTTCTGGTAACTTCTCACCCTTTTGCATTCTTTTAAAATTATTTATATCTTCATATAAACTTTTACCTATGCTGTTGCCTTGACTACTTTCAAAAAAATAACCTTTTCTTTTAAGATAAGAAGAAATAGGTTTTAATAATGATTTTGTTCTTGTCAAAATTAACCACTGTCCTTTAGATATGTCTATATCAGCTAACTTAAAACGTTGATTTATATTACCAATCTCAGGTTTAGGTAAGTATTGCTTATCTAATCTTGTGTTAATTTTTTCTATAATATCTAAAGCTTTTTGTTGAATAAGCTGTGGCACTCTTTTTGATTTTGTTAATGGTATTTGTTTTGCTTGCCAATTTATAAATGAATTTACATCGGCTCCTGCCCAACCAAATATTGCTTGATCATCATCTCCTGCAATCCACACATCGTTACAATAACCATCTTCTAATTTTTTTATCATAGACCATTGTATTAAAGACAAATCTTGGGCCTCATCTACAAATATAACTTCAAACTTAGGCGCTGTGCCTTTTGGTCCTAAAAATTTGTCTAACATATCTGTGTAATCAATTAAACCATACACAGTTTTATAGTTGTTTATTTCTTTATCTATAGCTTCTAATTTATCTCTTTGAATTTTACCAAGATGTTCGTTTAAGTTATATTGATCTAATACACTAATTTGTTTTACTCTAGCTAAACTTATTAAACTTAAATATTCACTATCAGATGTAAAAATTCCATTCCACTCGTTCTTTTCGTATGCTGCATATTTTATCTGCACACCACATGTCTCACCTATTTTTTTATAATTACCTTCTTGCATAACGTTTTCTTCTTTCAATCCTAATCTAGTAAACGCCAAGGAATGTAATGTTTGGAAATATCGTATATCTTTTTTATTTAATGTAGGATTGCTTTTTAAAAATCTATCTCTAGCTTCGTTTGCAGCTTTACGCGTAAAAGAAAAGTAACCTATTTTGTCTAAGGGTACACCTCTGTTAACATAGTTTGCTACTTCATTTAAAAGTGTATATGTTTTACCGGTTCCTGGTGGTCCTATAACTTTATATCTCATTAATAATTAGACTTCTCTCTATCTGTTAATTTGTGTTCTATTCTTTTGTAATGTAGTTGTGATACTCTACAAACTTTTAATGTTTTGCCATCAATGTTTAGTGAGTGTCCAAACTCTACAGAACATTTTTCTTTTAATTTTTGTGCAATTCTTTCTTCTGGAATTTTCCAATTAGTCCCTAGATGCTCGATAAAAGATTCAAATCTAAAGAAATGGTGTGCCTCTTCTGTAAGACATGCACCACTGTTAATCTGACTTCGTTTCATAGCTTGTGGTCCATTAACACAATATTGATATAACTCTTCTTTTAATCTATCAGCTATCTGTGTTCCTGCAGGTGGTGTAATCTCTTGGCAATTGTTTCTTAACAATGTTAATTTAGATCTCCAATCCTTTGGTTTTAATGGTTCAAAATATATTCCTGTCTGTTCCCATACAAAATTTAAAACATCTTTTTGATTAGTCATAAGTTTTGTATTTGGTATTGTAACTTCTACGTTATCATCGTTAGGCATAACAATGTTAAATCTATACTCAGGATCAGAGTATTTTATAATTGCAAAATCTTTTATGTCTGGAAATGTAGTTATACCATCTGACTTTATTCCAAAAGGTTTAGAATAACATAACGTACGCATACATTTAGATTGTATAGGTTCTTCATAACAAGTATGACCTGCTGTGTCTTTTTTCCATGCAGCTATTTTACTGTCTAGTTTTGATTTATCCCAAGGGTCTTCTAAATAGTTGTAGTTTGCTTTTGCTACTTGGTCTGGCCATTTGTCTTTGTATTTCTTTTTTGCAAAAACCATGTAGTTATACATAAAACGATCTCTGCCATCATTTAATTTTTTTTTAGAACACAATGCTAAACAAGGTGGGCCATCTTCAAACTCTGCATTTGTTCCTAACAATATGTCTCTGTATGTGCTAGCAACTAACTCACTTAATTTTTCTTTATCTATTCTTGATTCGTTTGCATATTTAATAAACTGTTCTAAAGATAGTTTAGAATTATTCTTATCTACAGCATACCTAGTTGAGTCGCCATTATTATAATAAGGTAAGTTTATAAAATTACCTGGTTTAATATCTCCTTTGTCATCTTCCTTTAATTCTTTCTGTTTTGGAAAAACTTCTGTAGTAGAAGATAAACCTAGAGGAAGTAAAAAAGATTTAAATGCCTCTATTAAATCTATTGTTGGTATTGGTTCTTTTAAAAATAAATAACAATGTAGACCTCCGCTTTTAGAAAGTATTGGTATTAAAGGTAATTTGTATTGTTGAAATAATGCTAAAAATTCTTCTATTTTAAATTGACCATAATCAGGTGGGTCAATATCTATACAACCAAATTGAACTGTTTTGTTTAATCTACAAGGTTGTATTCCTATAGAAATTTTTCCTTCTATATGATTTTTATAATCTATTGCAGATACAGGTCTACCTGCCCATTCGTAATTAGGTTTTATTTTATTTTTATTAGAGTCTAAGGAAGTTTTAGACATGTCGGCAATACCAAAATCACCTTCATATCCAGTAAATAATTTTATAAATTCATTAACCATAACGATCCCCAATTATTATGGGCGGCTTCAGTCTCCCTATGACCGCCCACATTTCTCTTACGAGAAACTAATAATTTGATTTATCTTCCCCTGAAACTGTGGCAGCATTTTGCTGCGATTGTTTTAAAGAGTTGTGAAAATCACGGGCCATTTGATAAAGTCCAGCATTGTCAACTTTTCTCACCATGTCTATGTTATAGCCATGCCAATTAAAATTGCTTCCTGCGTTTTCAACAGATCTTAATCTGTATACTCTTGAAAACATAGGCGCTTGTACCTGTTTGCCAGTTTTTGGATCAGTCTCAAATTGGTCTTCCATTTGAGAATTCCATCCTCTACTAACTTTTAACTGAGTTGACTTCATAGTCATCAAAGCTTTTTCAGGTCTATCTCCGTTAATGATAACAAAATGATTTGCTGTTTTGATAATCTCGTTACCATTTTTCAACACATCTTTGTTGTTATTTTTGTTTTGAGTTGTTTCTGCCATAACGCCTGGACCCCTATCATTGCTGATTGGTCTACCTTCGCTTCTTTCAAAAGGTGCCCACTCAGGGTAAGTCATTTTGTAGAACACAGGAATAACTTCTATTCCTTTTTCTCCATCATACAGTTTTTTTGTAACTGTATTATAAAACATACCAGCTTCTGCCCCTTCGACATACTTAGCATGTTTTTTCTTAGTTTCATCTGACATACTTTGCAGTAATTTCAGAAAAGGTAAAGCAAGATCACCTTTGTCAATGTTGTCAAGACCCATTCCTGAATCTGCAACAAAGTCCAAAGTTGCTAATGCACCACCTTGTTTTTTTGCGACGTCTCTTGTTTCTTCGCTCATGTTATTTGCTCCTTGTTATTTTTGTTTTGTTTCCCTTAAACAGATTAAAATGTTCAGAAGGCAGTTCTTGTTTATTTTCAGAACGCTCTCTAAACAATGCTTTAAGAGTCATGGGTTCGACTTTCAACTTTTGAGTTGGTTCAAACCCACGCTCTTTTGCAAGGTCTGCGTAATCGCTCGCCTTGTTATCTTCGCCACGACCAAAGGAAACTGTAATCTCATTTTTAATAAGATCACCTAAGTCGTTTTCTCGAAGCCAGTTATATGCACCTTCCTTCTTATTAACAGGAATAGTAGCACTATATATCTCTTTAATTTCAATTGCAGATCCATCAGCTAATTTCATAGTTTTCATTTTCAATGCCTCC